CAGTGAAGAAATTGGTGGCTTCCAAAATGGTGAAGCTTTTTCTTCTCAACGTACTAACGCCGCTGTAACTCAACAAGGAGATTTCCACGGTAACTCAAACTTCTTCGATTCAGAAGACGAGTCCGGTCAAATGACTTTCAATACCATGCCAGCGTCCTCTTCAACTGAGAAGTTTGGGACGCTTTTTGATTGGCAGCAAAACTCGCAACCTGGAGTGGATGACTTCATCAACATCACAGTAACTAATGCCGATACTGGCCAAGTTATTACTGGTGAGGGTGGCCGAATTCAAGGCCTACCTAATGACCAAGGTAATGAAACAGCGTTCTCATTACCTTGGGTAATCTTGTTTAGTCGTTACACCGATAACTGGAGAACACCTAAAGAGCCAATGTATGCTGACCTTTCTGACAACACTAAGATTGGCAATTACATGAATTCTGCAAACTCATAAAACTATAAGACCATGATGAGACCGCCGTTATGGGCGGTCTTTTTTTATAAGGAGAAAATAAAATGTCTGAAAAAAATGAAGAAACAAAAGCAGTTGACCCTAAAGTTTTAAAGATGATGACCAACAATGTACCTCGTCACGTTACTTATACAGATGACAACGGCGAAAAGCACACCGTTGATGCTACTGTTCAAGACCCAGGTATTGGTATTGCTGGCCAAATCTTAGATGACACCAACATTGGCGATAATGAAGCTGATTATGGTGAAATTTTTGATCTAATTATGAATAACGTATTGATCACACCTAAATACAACTATGAAATTCTAAACAACGATCTTAAAAAGTCAGAACAAACTAAGACCATCAAATTGAAGAACCGGGATGATGAAGAAATTTCATTGGTATTGAACTTTCCTGGATATCGTGACGCCTTACAAATCATGATGAGCTCAAACAAGACCAACGGTGGTTCTAATTTTATGGGTACTTTGGCCACATTAACTAAATCAGTTATTCGTGATGCTCAAGGACATTCAATCGATATGGATTTCTGGGACAAAGGTTCTAAAGGTGACGGTATTGCAATTAGTGCTTATCAACAAGCATTGGAATTCCTTGGAGGTGCGCTAAACAAAGACGGCTTGTTATATGTCCTTGTTGATGCACTTCAGTTTTGTCAAACAACGTTACGATAATTCGCAAGCAAAACAATTAAATGAAGATGATGTGGACAAAATAGCTCGTGACAATATGGGCTTTCTTTGGCCACGTTTTTGGTTAGGCATGTCAAAAGAAGATGTTGACCGCTTAAGCCAAGATGAGTTTTTTGAAGCAAATGTTTTGAGTGCCAAGATGCGCCAAGATGTTGAAGAAATGATTGCGCCTGCTGTAACTCGTGGAATTGCTGAACTTTTCAATAGTGGGAAAGGGGGCAAATAGATGGCCGAAAGCGAAGAAGTTAAACGTGCTGGCATTGGTATCAATGTCGCTATTGATGGTTTAGATGGATTGACCAAGGTTAATGAAACTATTGAGTCCATGCGACAAAAAATTAAACCATTAACTGAAAATATCAATCAAATGCGGGATGCATTTAACCATTTTGGTGGCAGCGATACCTTTACCAAAGCAAATTCTTCTGTTGATAAATTATCCGATAATTTAAACATTGCTCGTAAAGCAACACAAAACGTAAATATCACGATCAATGATATGCACAAGTCATTAGACACTGTGGCAGAAGCCGGAAAAAAGGCTAAAGATAACGTTAATTTCAGTTCGGCAGTCGATAAGTCGAGCCGTTCAATAAATAGCTTACAAAGCGATTTAGGGCGTTTGAATGGAGACAAAGTTACTCGGATTAAAGGCGATTTTAACGAAACAAGTGAAGCCGTTAAAAAGTCTGGTGGTAATTTTCAACACTTCAACCATGCAATAGATGATGCTAACGAACGTACCAAGAGATTACATGACATGTTGATCTCTAGTTTTATTGGTAATGCGATTTCTAACGGTATTTCAACGATTGGTAACGATTTGATGGAAGCTGCCAAACAAGGTTGGGAATTAGTCGAAGGTGGCGAACGTATAACCAATCAATGGAAAAACATTGGTCTTAGTGATGCTGGTGCCAAAAAGATGACTGACCAAATTGGTGAGATTCGTGGCCAAAGTAACATGGCCGGTGGTCAAATCGATTTATTGCAAAAGAAATTCTATGCATTAACAAATTCCACAACTCAATCACGTAAGTTCACTGAAGAAATTGCTGCCTTTGGTTCGGCCGCTGGTAAAGATGGCCAGCAAATAGATGCTTTAGGTAATGGTCTTGCGCGTGTTATGGGTTCTAAAAAAGTATCTGCTGGATTCTTCCAACGTGCAATGGGGCAGATGCCAGCATTGCAAAAAGCAATTGTTAAAGCATCCGGCATGACTAATGCAGCTTTTGACAAAGCTTTACAGGGTGGCAAGATCACTGGTTCAAAATTGCAAGAATATATGAGCACAGCCGCAAAAAAGAGTTCTGTTGAATGGGCAGCGTTCGCACAAACTACACAAGGTAAGATTGCTGGACTGAAAGGTACTTGGCAAAACTTAACTGCTGTCTTTGCTAAACCAGTGGTTTCAGGTATTTCAGAAGCAATAGAAAAACTTGCCAAAGGTAAAGGCGGTATTGCTGGTGTTCAAAAATCTTTGAAAGCCATTGCTAATACCTTAGGCGAACATGTCGGCAATATGGTTGGTAGTGCAATAGAGTTTATTGTTAAAAACCGTAAACCACTAAATGAAATTGTTTCTTCATTGGGCAGAATTGCTGGTGGTGTTGTTGGGGGTGCCTGGAAAGAAATTTCTAGTGCCTTAAGTGTCATTGGTGGCCAAAGTGGTAAAGCCTCTAAAGGATTAAACTCAACTGCTAAAAGTATCGAGGGTATTAGCCGACAAAAGACTGGATTAGAAGCAGTTGGACAGGCATTAGTGGCCATGTTTGTTGTGACAAAAGTTACTGCTTTTGGTCGCTCATTAAATGGTGCTAGAAAAGATATTCTTGCCTTTACTGATACTGAAAAGCTAATGAGCATGAAGACCCTTAAAGCAGGTTTGATTGGCTTAGGAGCACCATTAAAGTCCGTTATTCTTCAAGTTGGTACATTGACAGCTGAATTACTAGCCAATCCTTGGACTTATGTAGCGTTAGCAATCGTGGCAGTTGGTGCCGCTTTGGTTAAGCTATACAAGAGCAACACTAAGTTCCGTAAATTTGTTAATGGAATTGCTAAGGATGCTCAAAAAGCATTTGGTCAAGTTGCTAGAGACGTTGGTCATATGGTCAAAGTTGTTTCACCTGCAATCAATGCCATGGCTAAATTTATATCTCAAACTTTTGGTAGGATTGCCAAACAATCTAAAAAGCAATGGGGCAACATGTGGGGCCAAATCTTCAACGTTGTTAAATCGGCTTATCGGACAATCAAATCCTTAATTGAAACAATCTATGACTTTATTACTGGTCGTTGGGGTCGCTTAGGTAAGGATATGAAGAAACTCACTAGTAGCATGTGGGACACCATTAAGAATGTCTTTAAGGCTGGTTATACCTATGTTGATGACTTAACCGGTGGTCGGTTATCCAAGCTAATCAAAGCATTTCAAAATGCCTGGGATACGATTGGCAAAGGGTGGCATGATTTCTGGAACGGTTTAGACAAATGGATGGGCAATCTTTGGAATAACATTGTTAAAACTGTACAAAACGGGATTAACGGTGTTATTAAAGTCCTTAATGCTGGTATCGGTGGTATCGACTCAGTTATTCATTTCTTTGGTGGAAAATCGAATACGGTAAGTAAAATTAGTCCAGTGCATTTGGCAACTGGTACTGGTGTCTTTGCTGGTCAACGTAAAGCAATCACTAAACCAACCATGAGTATCTTAAATGATGGCCACGATTCACCACAGACACATAACCACGAAGTGATCATGCATGCTAATGGCGGATTAGAAGAAGTACGTGGAACTAACGTTATGAAGATGTTAGAACCACAGGCAGAAGTCTTTAATGCTAGTGAAGCACGTGAGCTAGGTTTAACCCACTTTGCTAAAGGTACCGGATTCTTAGGCAACGTCCTAAAAGGCGTTAAGAGTGTGGCATCTGATGCAGTTGGTGCCGTTGATAATGGCGTTACTGGTATTGGGTCATTCGTTTCTAAAGCATGGTCTGGTGCTAAGAACTTGGCCAAGATTTTAACCAAGATTGGTGGCCACCCAGTTAAATATTTGAATAGTTTGATGAAAAGGCCAACGAGCAAAACACCGATCATTAGTGATTTTGCGACTGGCTTTTATTCTAATGTGAAGAGCCAAGCCAATGACTGGTGGAGCGAAGTATGGAACCAGATTTCAGGAGCTGCCAAAGATGGTGGTGGAGCTGGAACTGGTGGAACTTGGCGTCATAATCCAGGTATGAGTATGACTGACCGTTTTGGTGATAGTCGTTCATTTGGGTCACATGATGGTGTTGACTTCTCTGGGCCAATGGGTTCAGCAATTCTTGCTGTCCATGGTGGTACTGTTACCAGAACTGGTAATCCTGTTTGGGATAAAGCCGCTTTAGGAGATGTTATTACTGTTGCATCATCTGATGGTTGGCAAGAAATTTACCAGGAATTTGGTGGTATGAATAACATCAAGGTCAAAAAGGGCGATGTTATCAAGACTGGTCAACGAATTGCTACATTAGGAGCTTTAAATGGTTCCGGTAGTGGTTCTCATGTTCATATTGGTGTCGCTCATGGTTCTCTATGGGATCATGGTGGAACTAATACACATGGTTGGTATGACGTTACTAAAATGCATGGCAATAGCAATGGAACACCTAAAGGCGGTTCTAAGAATAAGAAAGATAACTCTTACTTATCAAAACTAGTCAAAGGTGAATTAGGTTCAGGCATGTTCAAGTGGATTAAAAAACACTTGGCACCATTGTTCTCTGATGCGACTGGTGCAATGGGTGATGTTGGCTTATCAGGTGGACTTGCTCAACGTGCTAGAGAGATTGCTAAAGCTTTGAAGTCAGCTTATCCCGCTGCTAAAGATGGTGGTATTGCCGGGGTTTTGGGTAACTGGATTCAAGAGTCAAGACTTGATCCAAGTGCCATTGATGCGGCTGACCACGGTTCTGGATTAGGACAATGGACTTTTGGTCGTGAAACGGCCATGAGAAATTGGACTAAGAAACATGGTTATGCCTGGAACTCTGCTAAAGGACAATTGGACTTTGCTTTGCACGAACCTGGCATGGCCTCATCATTCAAATCAACATTGAGAATGTCAAGCCTACCGAAGCCGCTCGTCATTTCTTTGCTGGATGGGAGTCTGGTGGTAATGAAGATGCAACTGGTGGTACTCGTATTAAGAATGCTCAAACTGCCTACAATGCTATTAAACACATGGCCAAAGGTGGCAATCTTAAAAAGGGCGACCTATCAATTGTTGGTGAGCAAGGTTATGAATTAATCAAAGCCACTCAGGATGCCAAAGTAATTCCTCATGGTAAATCTGTTGGGATTATGAATAACTTATCTAAATCAGGCAAAGGCAAAGCTTCAGTTAAGATTGATGCTCCAGTTAACATCACGATTAATGGTAATGCTGATAAGTCAGCTGTTGATCATATCGATAAAGCTATCTCTAAGCACAATGATGACCTTGTTGAGAAGTTACGTGAATTCTTTGGATTCAATGATGATGGAGGATTGAAAGTCTAATGGTTAAAAAGAAAAAACTAAAACCAATTACGGACAATGATATTCTAAAAGGCTTGGAGCCTGGTGTCCGGATGAGTTTAAGAAATAAATCCAGTACGAGTTCAACTCGTATTGATTACAACCCGTCAACTTATGCTAAGAAAAGCAAAGCAGCGAACTTAAGTGGCAAAAGTGATAAATACATCAATGAAAAGACTAACGAATGGAAACAAGTTGTCACGATTGATGCTGATAAGATCGCTAATGCTCAACAGGTTATTAAAGATCAACAACCAGCAATTAATAAATTTCAAGATGAGTTGAACAAAGAAAATGGGTATAAAGTAACTCATGATGCTTATAAGGACAAAAGTGATGATCTTGCTAAACAACAGGATGCTTTAAAAAAGGCGAAGAAAAAGGCCGATAAGAAAAAGATACAATCTGCAATTGATTCTGATAAAAAACAAATGAAAACTTTAGCAGGTAAAATAAAAACTATTGAGAACAAAACCGGTTATAAGAAAGACCGTGATGCTTATGACAAAGCAAACAAGCTTGTCAAAAATGCTAAGAAGGTCATCAAATCTAAAAAATCCTTAAAAGCTTTGGATAAACAAAAATTAGCTAAATATCAGGCTGAACAGAAAAAGCGTAATGCTAAGAAAAAGAAGGCTGAGCAAAAAGCTAATTTAAAAAAGATCCAAAAGAAGATGAAAGCTGCTGAAAAACTTTATCAAGGTCGCACTGCCGTGTATCGGGCTGATTTAAAAACTGATCGGCTTTATATGCTAGCTGAGGTCACACCACAAGAAAACATCACAATTAACACCAACACCAATCCTAAAGATGGTGCTGATACTCGTACTGATTATACTGTCGAAGATTCTAAAGAACTTTCAGGAACATATTATCTGTATGGAAAATCATGGGCTGATCGTGATAATCAGTATCGAATTCTACAAGGTTGGGCACGTAAAGGTATTGAAGTAGTTGTTAAAGGGTTCTCAAAACTCGCACATTGTTACATCACTGGTATTGGTAAGAGTTCTGACATTCCTTATAAGAACGTTTTGACACTTCAACTTACATTTACTTACTCAATGAAATATCCGATTAAGTATTCTAAACAAAAAAAGAAATCTAAAAGTCTTGGTAAAACATCTACAACTAAAGGAAAACCAGCTAAACATAAGTATGTAAAAGTTAAAGCTGGTGTGACCTTGATTGAGATTGCTCGTGATAAAGGCTTAAAAATTTCTGAAATTAAAAAGCTTAATAAAAAAGTTGGCGATTTATCGCTTAAACCAGGTCAGGAGGTGCGAATTCAATGAGTAAACGAGTGGCGATTGAAGTAGACCCAGAGCAGATGCCATATACCACAGATGTAACCCTAGGTGGCAATGACTATCAGTTAACTTGGCAATGGAATGATATTGATCGTCATTTTACCGTTGATATTGCTGATGCTGGTGGCAATCCTATTTATAAGGGCGAAGTCGTTATTTGGGGACAAACTTTGTGGCGATTAATTAATTTTCCAGGCTTGCCAACAGATAGTATTGTGCCGGTTGATGAGTCTGGCCAAGAACATGATATCGACCCAGGCACATTTGGCGATACAGTATTACCTTTGATTGATGATATTGATGATGACGATTATCAACCGGAAACGAATGGCGGTGATGATGATGACAGTTAAATTCAAAACTACTTTAAAAGGTTATTACTCAAATTATCGTGATGAAATTGAAATCACTCATGGCAAAAAGACTTTTAAAATATCTAGTGCAACCAATGCACAGATTGATTACGACGTGACTAGTGATGATGGTGGTGCACCTGGAAGCTGTACTGTCACTTTGTATAACGTGGCCAAAGAAAGTCTAAATGATTTTGCCAAAGGTGATCATATTGTATTAAAGTCTGGCCCTGCTGATTTGTATGGAATATTGACCGAGGGCGACATTACTAAAGTGAACGTTGAGGCCAAAGATGGCCAAGATCGTGCCACAGTTATTTCTTTTACTGAAGGTACTGATTACACTAAGTTACCTAAGATGCAGTCTAAATTTAATGGTTCAAAAATGGTTAAAAAGACTGTGACTGTGGGTAAAAAGAAAATAACTTATACCAAGAAGCAAGTTAAGAAATTAAACATAACTTTTAGGAATAAAGTGACCGCCAAACAATTAATCAGTCGAATTAAGAGTGAAGCTAAAATTAAAATTTCTTCGATTAAATTAAAAGAAAATCACGTATACAAAAAAGGTTATACGATTTCTTCAAAGCCTTTAGCAGCGCTTAAATCGATCGTGAAAGATTGTAAAAGTAAAATGTATTATCGCCATGGTTCTCTAGTTATTGAAACTGGTGCTGACGTTAATCCATACAATGAACATTTATTTTTATCTCTGAATACTGGTTTAAGAAGTTTGCCAGTAGCCAATGATGGAGACGGTGGCGAGTCTACTTTTACATTGGAATGTGAAGAAGACCCACGTATTGTTGCTGGCTCAGCAGTTGACGTTGATTCAGAAATATTAAAAGGTACTTATCGGGTCAAGAATGCTCATCACACACACGACCGAAGCAGTTATGGAATGGAGTTGACAGTGCATGCCTAAACCAAGAAAGAAATCAGTAGATCCAAATAATAAGTTAGTAAATTTTTTGGATGACGAATTTTTACCAATGTTAGTTTCACAAGTCCACACTCATCTAATTGGTCGAGTAATTAAATACAATAAGGCAAAAGCGGTATGCGACATTCAACCACTTGCTTTACAGTCTGACGGCGACAAACGGGCACCACTAGCCAATGTGATTGTTCCTGATTCAATATCAATGATTAATGATATTGTCGATTTTATGCATCACTTTGACAAGATGATTGATACTTACAATGGTCATATTCATCAGGGAGTTCATGGGCCAACTAGTGGGCCTTCTGCTCATCAATCTCATTTTGATAAAGACAAAGAAAAGCACGCCTTCAAAGTTGGCTCAGTTGTCTGGGTCGGAATTGCTGATACAGAATTGGATAATTGGACTGGAAAATCTAATTTTAAGATTGAAACAAAACGACAACACAGTGTTAATGATGCTGTGGTTGAGGAGGTGCTTAAACCATGATCGCATTTGGTTTAGATAACACCGGAGATTTAGATTTCAATTCAAATACTGGTGTTTTTAATATGATTGACACTGATCAAGAATTGGCACAAAAGTTATGGATCGTCTTAGGTATAAACGTTGCTGAGTTGCCTTGGAATGAAGACATTGGATTAAATCAATTGGATGTAATTATGAATGGGGATGATCAAGCAGCCATTCAAACACTATTAGATGATTATTTACAAACTCAATGGGCTGATACTTATGACAACATTGATGTGACTGAATTTAAAGTTGATAACTTGAATAGAGTAACTGAACTATCAGCAACCGTTACATTAAAAGATGGTTCTGTGGCCATGGCTTCAGTAGAACAAAGGACAGGAGATGATGATAATGCCAATGACGAATAATGGTTATGACCGCCCCGAAATTGGCGAATTAAGGGATGATATTAATGCTTTGTTTATCCAATATTTTGGCGAGGGAATTGATTTAGATGATGATCAAACCCCTGGACTTTTAGCTGGGGTATTGTCCGAAGTCTCTGACACAATAGAACAGGTTGGCCAAGGCGTGTATAACGCTTTTTTTGTACTCAAAAGTTCTGGTGCTAATCTCGATGATATTGGTGCGGAAGAAGGACTATATCGTAAATCAGCAAGCAACAGTAATGTGACATTACAGATCGACGCCGACCCTAATACTGTGATTCCCGAAGGTACTCAATTCTCTACTGATGATGCGCAGATCTTTGAAACTACAGATGATTTAACAATTGGTGAAGCAACGACCTATGTTGATACAGGTGGAATTGTACAGCCTTTACAAGACGACGATGGTAACCCGCTTGGAAGAGGTACGGTTCAAGCAATTTCTCAAGACACTGGCGATGATATGAATGTTATGCCGAATACCATTATTAACTCTGAAGAGGCGCTTGATGGATTTAATTCCGTTACAAATCTCGATGGAGCTCAAGGTGGTGGGAATGCCGAGACTGACGACCAGTATCGCATTAGAATACTTGAAAACCGAAAGCATCCCATCAATTCAACGGTATCAGGAATTGAAACAGCATTGATGAATGTTAATGGAGTTCAAGATGTCAGAATTGTCAACAATATTGAGATGACGCCAGATGAATATGGTAATCCTGCTAAATCGATTCATGTTTATGTAATTGGAGGAGATGCTGGAGATATTGCACAAGCGTTATTTGACGTTTTGCCCCCAGTAACCAGAACAATTGGTAGTGTTGCTGCAATGGCTAAAGATATCGCTGGTAAAATAGTTCCAATTATGTTTGATCGCGCAACTACCGTGCCAATTTATATCGAGGTCGATATCAAAGCAGATCCATCCACATTTGACTCTGACAATGGCGAACAAATGATTAAGAATAATATCATGAACTATTTTGATACTTTATCTATGGGTGATGCCGTTCTTTACTCACGATTATTTGCTCCGGCTTATTCAGCAAGCGGAGTCAAAGACGTCACTATTAAACTTGGAACTAAATCTCCAGTTAATGATCCAGATGAAATTTCAGTAAGTCCCACAATTGAGGGTGCTCAAATTAGTGTCACTTTGTCACCAAATTCAGGTACTTTATTAACTAAAGATATTCAAGTGTCAGATTTTCAATTGGCACAGACAAGTGTTAATAATATTGCGATTAACGTCACTTATGATTAAGAGGTGTTTTTATGTATAAAACTGATACCGATTTATCTGATGACACTTTGAGACAAAAATATTTACAGATGTTCCCCGGAGTTTTAAATCAACAAGACGATTCAACTAATGCTCGAATTTTGAATATTGTTGCCGATTTATTGATTAAATATAAAAACAGCCTGTTAGATATTTCTGATCAGGTTTTGATTAATAATGCGAGTGGTCAAACACTTACCGACATCGCTAACGACTGGGGAGTTAATCGGATAGATGATGACGATGAATTTTTGCGATTTCAATTAAGATTGCAAAAAATGCGCGGGATGCTCGGAGTGACGACAAATGATTTAAAACAAATTGTTGCAACGGCACTTAATATTGACATTACCTCATTTGATGTAGTGGGAGACGAAAACCCAGAAGAAATCGAATTAACAGACGTCATGGTAGATTTTAAATCCGGTAATAAGCAACGAATGAAATATGACGTGTTAATTCAATCAATTCAAGATGTTTTGGCTCCTGAATATAAATTAAAAGACATGTCGTATGCCGTGACTGGTTCGGGTGCGTTTTACATTGCAACCCATGCCACTGTCACTCCAGAAGTTAATGTTAAGGAAGACCCTAACACATATAGGAATGTAGTTGAAACTCGTGATTATGCAACTCAACGCTTAATTATTCCAGAATACACAGTAAAGGAAGCTGATTAATTATGGCAACACAAGATATTGGAATTTTAACTAATGCCGGTAAAGATTTAATCGATAAAGTTAATGCTGGTCAAACTAAGTTAACATTTTCAAAAGTTGTTTTTTCAACTGATGATTTAACTAGTTATGATGATTCAGCAATCAAAGAGTTAGTCACTTTACAAAATCAAAATGTGACCGTGGCACCACCAACCGTAACTCTTGATGATACGACTGGCGAAACTAAAGTTAGAGCGGTTGGCTTAAATCACGTTGACGGTAATACGTCAGCAGATTTGACAGACGGCATTTATGTAAAAACTTATGGAGTTTTTGCCAAAGACGATTCAGGCACTGAGTCACTTTATGGGGTAACTGTAACAAGCCACCCTGATTACTTGCCTGCTTATGATGGCATGATTCCACAAGCAATTGCTTACTCATACAAATTCAATATTTCTGATACCAACCAAGTCAATTTTACTAATGCGGTTGATGTCTATTTGACTTTGGATGATTTAAATGGAAAACTTGGTGGCTTTGTTAAGCAAGCAGACCTTGAAAAATATGCTACTAACGATAAATTAACAGAAGTCGTTACTGACATGACAGATTTATTAAAATCGAAAGCTGATGATTCAAATACGGTTCATAAATCCGGAGACGAAGAAATTGCCGGCACTAAGACTTTTGATACACCACCAGTCGACAAGACTAC